GTCAAAGAGCCTGAGGACTTCACCTACGACCCGAGCATGTACGGGCCGATCAAGCCCGACCAGCCGCTTCAGCTAGATCTAGCGGACCCGCTGACTTTCCAGTCGTATGTTCACTTCCCGCCGCCGCTGCCGTTGGACAAGCTCATTGTTCTCAACGAGATCCAGACGATGATGGCGATCAACCTCGAATCCCGCGAAGGTGCCCTTCGCCGTTTGGGCGAAGAGTTTCCGGAAGAGAAGCTCCAAGAGATCCGCACGGAGCTCATCGAAGATGCAAAGAGCGATGGTGCCCTCAATTTGCTCAAGGCACAGCTCAATGCCGCAATTCTTGCTACCACAGGGCAGTTGCCCGAAGCTGGTGGCACCGCCCCTGGCGATATGGGCGGAGAGGGCATGGCCCCACCAGGGCCAGGTCAAATGTCGCCGTTTGCCGCTGAGATTACCGCTCAGCTGCAGCAAGACCTGGTTACAAAGGCGTACGGGACGAAACTCCCGCAGCGTCGTAATCCGGACCCAGATATGAAGGTTGATGAATAGTTTGGGCAGACAACGACTGGTGTCGTTGCTTGTCTACATCTAAAGAACATTTCGTAGGTCATTCGTGCTCTCACATCGGACAAAGACCCTGACACCTAAGGAATATGTATGACAGAGAACATTGACGTCACTGAGACCCCAGTGGCTCAGGACGCCTTTACCTCAGAGATCCAGCAGGTTACCTCGCCCCAGACAGAGGCCCCTGCCACAGTTACATCCACGTCTGGGAAGACCTACACGGAGGAAGACCTCCGCAAGGTGCGAGAGCAGGAAAAGAACAAGCTTTACCCCCAGATTGACGGCCTCAAGGAAGAGCTCAATCTTCTTAAGAAGGAGCGCGAGGAAAAGCTCGCGGAAGATACTCGCAGGCGCGCTGAGGCTGAGGCTGAGGCAAAGCGTCAAGCAGAGGCAGAAATGGACGTTCGCACTCTCTTGGAGAACAAGGAGCGCGAGTGGCAGGAGCAGCTCGACCGTGAGCGCCTGGAGCGTGAGCAGGCATTTGCACTTCTGGAAAAGGAGCGCAGCTACGCCGAGTTGACGGAATACCGGAACCGTCGTCTTGCTGAAGAGCAGGACAACATCATTCCGGAGCTTTTGGACTTGATTTCTGGGAATACTCCCCAAGAAATTGAATCTAGTATCGCAGGACTTAAGGAGCGTTCATCCCGCATCCTTGACTCGGCACAGGCTGCAATGCAGTCTGCACGCCGGGAAATGACGGGCTCGCGGGTAACCGCGCCGCCCACCGGACCCCTGGACACCAATTCGGAGCAAAATCAGTTCACGGCAGAGCAGATTTCTGCCATGTCGGTAAGTGAGTACGCCAAGTACCGCCAGAAGCTCCTGGGTCAGGCAGCTTCAACCCGCGGCAAGGGTCTGTTCGGCTAGGACCTACCCCCAACTAACCAAGGAGTTATGCCGACATGGCATCATCGATTACCGGAACCGGAAATCTTGCCGGTTCACCAACTGCGTATTCTGGGACTAACTCTCAGCTGACGCAGGCAATCCAGACCATCTGGTCGAAGGAAATTCTGTTCCAGAGCATGCCGATCCTCCGCTTCGAGCAGTTCGCTGTGAAGAAGACTGAGCTTGGCGTTGCCCCGGGTCTGCAGATCAACTTCATGCGTTACAACAACCTCGGCGCTGCCTCGCAGCTCGTGGAAGGCGTGCGCTTGCAGACCAACGCGCTTACTGCGCAGCAGTTCTCGATCACGGTTGCGGAGCACGGCTACGCGATCGCGGTCTCTGAGCTCCTGCTCAACGCGTCGTTCGACGACGTCATGGCCTCGGCCTCGCGTCTTCTCGGCCGCAACATGGCTCTCTACCTGGACGGCCAGGCTCGTGACACCCTGATGGCAGCTTCTTCGGTCATCTTCGGTCACGACCGCAGCACCGCCGCTGGCATCAACGACTGGTACAACACTGGTACCGCCGCCACCAGCCGCGCAGAACTGACTGGCTCTTCCTTCCTCTCCACCGCGACCGTCAAGGACGCTGTCGAGACCCTCGCAACGAAGAACATCCCCCGGTTGGGCGAGACCTACGTTGCATTCGTTCACCCGCACCAGAGCCGTAAGCTCCGTGACAACCCGGAGTTCATCGAAGTTTCGAAGTACGCCGCCCCTGGCAACTTCATGCTCGGTGAGATCGGCCGCCTTTACGACTGCGTCTTCATCGAGACCACTCAGGTCGTCAAGGTTCCTGGCGGTGCTGGCGACGGCTACACCGAGGACACTGCTGTCACCAACGTCACCTACCCGACCGGCGGTGGCTACACCACCCCTGTCACCAAGACTGGTGACGGAGACGCCGACCGCTACAGCGCCATCTTCATCGGTGACAACGCTTTCGGTCACGCTATCTCCCTCCCGGTGGAACTGCGCGACGGCGGTATCCTCGACTTCGGTCGTGAGCACGCCCTCGCCTGGTACGCCATCTACGGCCTCGGTCTGATCACCGACCAGTCCGTGGTTATCGCGGAGACCAACTAAGACTGTCGCTCGCTGGGGGTCCTTCGGGGCCCCCAGCAGCACAGCAAACTTCATAACTGACATTTAGATCGGAGAACACAATCGTGGCTAAGGCCAAGGCAACAGACGTCACTGGACGTAAGCGCGAAGAGCTGGTCAAGGCGAACGCCGAAGAACTGGCACGTCGTTCAGAAGAAATGAGCATCGCCACCGCTATTGACGCGGCGAAGCTGGAAACTGAGATTACCGATCTCACGGCCCCTAACAAGCCAACCGTTATCGACGAGATCGAAACTGTGGGCGTGGATCTGGCCGATGAGACCGTGGTTGTTCGGGTCGCAGAAGACCTCGAGATGATCACAATTGGCGTGGGCAAGCATTACACGTTTAAGGCAGGCGCCAAGTACAAGGTGTCAAAGCAGGTCGCTAACCACCTGCGCGAGAAGGGGTACCTGTACGACAGGCTCTAATCCCCAATAAGCAGCCCCCGCTAAGCGACCGCCCTCCCGCTTAGCGGGGGCCTTATTTTTGGTTGACCCTGACTAAATGGCCATTGGCATAGAACATTGAGTTTGGGTACTACGTCGTCGTCCGGAGGATCTGTGGCATCTCTTAGCGCGCTCAGCGACCGGCTTCGCGCCGAATTGGGCGACATCGGCAAGTCTTTCGTTTTTCAGGCAGTGGCCGATGGGTCTACCGCTCGCTTTGCTTTGGGGTATTTCCCCGTAGACGGCCTCAACTTGATGGTCAAGGTCGATGGAGTTGATGTCTCCTCCCAGTGCGGAGTTGAAGAATTAACTGGAACTCTGATCTTTGATAGTGCGCCTGAAGAGGACGCCGAGATCCTGGTCAGCGGCACGTACTTCCGATACTTCACTAACTCTGAGATTGACAACTACGTCACCACGGCGTTTCTAGAGCACGGCAACAACCGTCAGACTTCGTCTGGCTCTGCGATGACGCTGGCCAACCTCCCAGCGGTCGAGGAATACCCCCTCGTTATTTTGGCTGCGTCGATGGCGCTGTNNGTACACGCTTGCTACGGACGCCTCCTTCGACATCAACATCTTCGCCCCAGACGGCGTGACTATTCCTCGCTCTGAGCGGTACCGCCAGCTGATGGAGATCGTGCAGGCACGCAAGGACCAGTACAAAGAACTGTGCACGCTTCTTGGCATCGGTCTCTACGGGATCGAAGTCTTTACGCTTCGTCGCATCAGCCGTCGCACCAACCGCTTGGTGCCTGTGTACAAGCCACAGGAAGTGGACGACGGGTCCATCCCACAACGTGTGTGGCTCAAGGTCCCAACCTACGGGTCCGAAAAGGTCGACTCTCTTGCAGAGACGCAAGATCTCATCTTTACGGCCGGAGACGACTACGCGTTCGAAGTCGACTTTGACTTTGACCTTACGACCTACACTCCCAAGTCTCAGGTTCGCCTCTTCCCGACTCCGCCTGCCAACCAAGTTGGACCAATGGTCTTGGCAGATTTTGTTATCACAAAGATCACGTCGGAAGGCTCGGCGTTCCCCGACCGACTGTTGCTCACCCTTCCCGGCAACAAGACCAAAGACTTTCCGCGCATCTCGTACTACGACGTTCAGATCACGGACTTGGCCGGAAAGAGTCGAACTTACGTTAAGGGCCGCGTAATCACGGAGCCGCAGGTGACACAGTGAGTGTTGTTCGACCTGGCCAATCTCCAAGCGACAACGACCCTGACAAGGTTGTAGTTGTTGTACCTGTTTCTGGAAGCTCCACTGTTTCCGTTTCAGGCAGTGGCATGGGGCCGTCCGGTGCTCAAGGACTTCAAGGAACGACAGGGGCACAGGGCGTTCAAGGCACGCGCGGTTTACAAGGTGCGACCGGGTTGCAAGGGACCACCGGAGCACAGGGAACTACTGGTAATCAAGGCACTCAAGGAACGACGGGAAGTCAGGGCACTCAAGGTCGCGTAGGTTCTCAGGGAGTTACTGGGACTCAAGGGTTGGTGGGATCTCAAGGTTCAACAGGAACTCAGGGAACGACAGGGTCTCAGGGAACAGTGGGGGCCCAAGGAACCCAGGGCGCTACGGGAAGTCAGGGCGCAACAGGCATTCAGGGAACAACAGGTGCTCAGGGTGCAACCGGAACCCAGGGCCTCGTCGGCTCTCAGGGAACTCAGGGCACGCAGGGCGTTCAGGGAACTCAAGGAACTCAGGGAGATACTGGGCTTCAAGGAGCTCAGGGTGTCCAGGGTCCTCAAGGAACTACTGGCGTTCAAGGCGCTACTGGGACGCAGGGATTTACCGGAAACCAAGGGACGGTCGGAGCACAGGGCGCGACAGGCACACAAGGTTCCCAGGGTACTCAGGGATTGCAGGGAACCCAGGGCACTCAGGGAGTTCAAGGAACGATCGGAGTTCAGGGCGAAACAGGTAGCCAAGGAACTCAAGGGGTCCAGGGCACCACAGGCATCCAAGGCGAAACAGGGATGCAGGGAGTACAAGGCTTCACGGGTACTCAAGGCGCGGTAGGTACGCAAGGGGCCCAAGGAACTCAGGGAGTTCAAGGTGGCCAAGGAACTCAGGGAGTTCAAGGTGGCCAAGGAGTTCAAGGAGCCACGGGTCTTCAAGGCTCTCAAGGCGTACAGGGCGTTCAGGGGAACACGGGAACTCAGGGCACAACCGGAATTCAAGGAACGGATGGTACCCAGGGAGCCGTTGGCACCCAAGGAACTCAAGGAGTTCAAGGCACAATCGGCTCTCAGGGGATCGCAGGGCTGCAAGGAGTTCAGGGAACTCTTGGAGTACAAGGGTCTCAGGGCACAACCGGACTTCAAGGTAGCCAAGGCACAACCGGAAGCCAGGGCACAACTGGAGCTCAGGGCACGCAAGGAACTTTGGGTATTCAAGGTGCGCAGGGAACCACGGGTATTCAGGGAAATCAAGGAACCACAGGGTCCCAAGGCGTTCAAGGCTTTACCGGACTCCAAGGCTTTACTGGACTTCAAGGCTTTACTGGGCTTCAAGGAACAACAGGAGCTCAAGGAGCAGTTGGGGCAACCGGAGCTCAGGGAGCTACAGGCACCCAAGGAAGTACGGGGCTGCAGGGAACAACAGGACCACAAGGAACCCAGGGCACTATTGGCATCCAAGGCAACCAGGGAACTACAGGGACTCAGGGCGCCACAGGAACTCAGGGGGCTCAGGGAACTACAGGGACTCAAGGTGTTCAAGGCACTATTGGCATCCAAGGCACTACGGGGTCTCAGGGCGTTCAGGGATTTACGGGCACTCAAGGCACCCAAGGAACGCTTGGAACTCAGGGAACTCAAGGTCTTCTTGGGTTCCAAGGTACGACTGGCTCTCCTGGGACAGTAAACGCTTTAGAAGACGCCGATGTAGTTAGCTCTTACGAACTAACGGATGGCTCAGTTGCGGTGGTGGGAACAAACACCGGATCGTTTGGAGCAGTCTCTTCTGGATCAATTAACCTTCCATCCGGTATGCGTGAAGGCGACTTGTGCGTCGTAATTGTTGGCTCTGACGTAGGCACGCTTGTCAGCATCCCGTCAGGCTGGTCTCGTCTTGAAAACCCCAACTCTGGAGCTTCAAGCGGTGTCTACGCCACCTATTTGTGGAAGTATATGGGCGCAACCGTAGACTCTGCGGTAACGGTAACGGACATGGGCACCGCCACGTCGGCGGTTTCTATCGCGTTCCGAGGCTCTAGAGGCGTACGGTTGATGGGAACAACAGCGACTGGAACTACTGGGCAGCCTAACCCGCCCTCGTGGACCACGACGTACAACAATTCGCTTGCCCTAATTGTCGGCATCTTGGACGACGCAGCAACCGACCTGTCCCCGACACAGCCCACTGGCTACACTCAGGTTCACGCAAACGCTTCGGCTACAGGCGTCAACACAGCAATTGCGTACAAGACGGTTCCCACCATTACTACGGAAGACCCGCCAGTTTGGGCTAACGCGACAACGTACAGCGATTACTGGGTTGCGTCGGCAATTGAGGTCATGCCGTACTCAAACGTCCCGTTCTCGGTGCAGACCAAGCAAATCCGCTACGTCACGGCTAACGCAGCTGACAACTATGTGCTAAACATCACAGGCGGCAGCTCCACTCTTGACGCGAGCATGGCCACCGGCCAGACAACTACGTGCAGCTTTCTACTTACAAACGGGACCACTCCGTATTACATTGCCGGAGTAAGGATCGACGGAAGCGTGCTCCAAGCCGTTAAATGGCTGGGCGGCTCGGCTCCAAGCGCTGGAAACGCTTCTTCAATAGACTCTTACTCATTCACTATTGTGAAAACCGGAGCAGGGGCGTTTACCCTTCTCGGAAGCACTGTGAGGTTTGCGTGAGGGTAGCAAGATTTGGGTCTAGGGCGTCAAAAGCTCTTGGGCACTTTGTTAGCGTTGTAAAGGTATTTTCCGACAACTTCAACCGCACCAGTGCTTCCAACCTTGGCACCTCTAGTAGCGGCGGTCTTTGGGAAGCTATTCGTGGAACCTGGACAGCTAACGGATCAGTAGCCACGACTGCAACAGCGGCTTCCAGCTACCCCATCTCTGTACACGATATGGGGTCCAAAAACGTCGTCATTAATCTGGACGTCACTCAAGGCAGCGGCGCAGCGTTTTGGGTCACGGACACCCAGAACTGGTGGGGCGCGTTTCCTTGGCAGGACACCGTTACGACTTGGAGCTCAGAGTGCGCCAGCTTTTCCTCTAGCTGCACCAGCTTTACCTCAAGTTGCACGGGGGGGTCTAGCTGCACCAGCTCTAGCTGCTCAGCGTGGACGTCCTCATGCTCCAGTTCCTCGTGCAGCTCGTGGGTACCCACATATGTGGGTCCGGGATATACCAGCGAATGCGTTACCTGGTCGTGCTCTGGGTGGACGTCTAGTTGCTCAAGTTTCTCGTGTACTGCGTGGACCTGCGGAAGCTGGTCTTCTACCTGCAACTCCTTTACCAGCAGTTGTTCCTCATGGACCTCAACCTCCTCAAGCAGCCCGGGAACTCGCTACTTACGCGTCATTAGGTCCCTTACTAATACGGTAACGACTATCGTAGAGGGGACTGTTAGCGCCGCAATCGCGTCCATTAGAGTGCGCCTATCGGGGGACACAATCACTGCCTCAGCGTTTTCTTCTGCCGGGCAGGTCAGTCAGACAGGCGGCGATGTGGTGAACACTCCAACTAGCCCTCTCAAGGCTAATAAACATGGGATAATTCTTGCACCAGGCGGGTACTCGCAAGGAACCACCGCTGACAACATCACTATGACAAGTTAGTTTAGGAGAAAAATGTCATTAATTGAGCCCCGTCCCCTATCTCAGCTACCCAGTCCACTACCTGAGATTACTGCCCCGTTTCACGTTGCTTTGGTTATCAACGGCGTGGTGGAGCAGGTATTCCACGTGGACGAGCGTTTAGCTTCAGCCCTGTTGTCGCCGGACGGTCAAATGATCCAGTGCGCGCACCCTAAGGACGGCGGCCCAGACACGGGTTGGACGTACAACGAGGGTGTATTCTTGCAGTAGTCTTTATTTACGGAGAGCCACAAATTGAAAACAATTCGGTTTATTCCAGCAGAACACGCGACTACTGATCCCAGACCAGCTGCAGCAAAGGGCTTTGTTCCCCAGTGGTACAAAGCCGGCGAGACCACGTTTAAGGGTCCAGACGGAAAAGACGCTCCAGGATTAAAGCGGTGCATACCGTTTTTGGACATAATGATGAGCGGCTTTATGCTCCCTACTTGGTCTGATCTGCGCGTAACCCAACTAACTGACGGCAAGGTCTCCGTAGAGTGGGACGAAGACGCCTCTTCTCCTCAAGTTCAAGAACGACCATCAGCTAGCGGTAGGACTATTCCGAGGCCTGCGGGCTATTCAGACAACCACCTAGTGTGGCCTGCAAAATGGGGCATTAAGCTTCCTAAGGGCTACAGCGCGGTGGTGACTCACCCATTTAATAGGTACGACCTTCCCTTTGTGACCCTTTCTGGCCTAATTGACTCCGATGAGTTTTTTCCCCATGGAAATATGCCGTTCTTTATTAAGGACGGCTTTGAAGGAGTAATTCCTAAGGGCACTCCGTTTGCTCAAGTTCTGCCTGTTAAGCGTGAACAATGGATTGGAGTCTACGACCCAGCATTAATGGTGGACGTTCACGACCAGACCCACCTTGTTAAAGAGAACGAGGCTTGGTACAAGAAGTTTGCGTGGAAGCGCAAGGACTACGACATGGAGACAAAGTGAAAGACAAAGTAGTAATTGGTTGGATCGACGGGGGCACGGTCCACACGGGCTTCGCCGCTCACCTTGCGCAAATTCTTCTTCACCGAGGCGACCGCATTGACTCGGTAGTGGCGTCCTCTAGCCCTTACCTCTCGCACAATCGAAACATGATGGTCCAAAACTTCTTGGCAACATCTGCAGAGTGGTTGTTATCTCTGGACAGCGACATCTGTGTGGACTTGGACTCTTTTGACGCTCTTCTAGAGCTTGCTGATAAGAAGACCCACCCCATAGTCGGCGGTAAATACTTTTTGCCTCTT